CAGGACTTTAATGCACCTGACATCACCCCTAAGTCCTCCTCAAGTGAGGACGAAGATGATGCTCTGAGTTACTTCCAAAAACTTGCTGAAGAGTGATCAGTCGTAAAGTCTAATATTATCAGCACGCTTCAAGGTTTCACTCACATACTGAGTGGAACCTTTTTTGTATAGCATCATCTCTTCTAAATCATCAATTGCGGTAGCGACATACAAAGGTTTTAACACAAATATATTTCTCTTCTGTGTTTGTAAATCATCTTCATATTGATAGTTTGTTATAGTCTGACTGATACCAGAGGCAGTGATTACTTGCTCTAACTTATTGTCATAGTATTGGAATGAGTAATCAGCAGGGACCTGTAATCCTGCCTTAAGCATAATAATATTTTGACTGTTTCTTACCTCTACGGTTTCATAATGATGCACGCCATTGTAGAGAGTATCGTAAGAACCATATTTGTTCAGACAGTAAACGTCAAATGTTCTTTGTGATAATGGCCATTCGGTCTGCACATTGACGATATTATTGCTTTGTAAAACCAACCAATCTAATGATGGGTCTCCATAGACCTTATTGGCAACATTATCGGGTCGATCATCACCTACGATTTGATACTTTGTAAAGAAAGAAACGTCTTGGAAGATATCCTCTCTGATAGTTCCTTTCTTAAAAAGATTTTTTACTCTGATATAATCAGAGATTTTTGCATCAGGTAATCTGCTTGGGTATTCAAAATCTGGTAGTCGATTAAAGTAATTTGACATTTTAGAATCCTATTCTTGGTGTGCTCTCAAAGACTGGATTAGATGCTAATGGACCAGTGTTATCTTCAGTGTAGTCATTATCATATACGGGATCAATTTCGGTGAATTGCATATTCATTCTATAAGCATGTGGCACACCATCAGGGAAGGTAGCATAGGTTCCTGTTGGAGCGTATTGAACATCACAAACTCTTAAGGCACATAGTTTAAATTTATTAAGGAATGGATGTTGACTTCCTCCTTTCATATACTCTAATTTAAATATATTTGGTGTGCCTAAGAAAAAATTACCCTTCACTTTTGGAACCATATTCTTTTTAAGAGTTCTAATTATACCAACAACTTGGTCTGCTTCTGCTCTGCTTCGTGGTAGAAACAGATACTGAAATGAGAAACTTCTTAAAGAAGGGTTCTTAAATAAGAGTTCCATATTAGGATTTAAGATCGTGCCACTCAAGCGTGAAGCAAGTGAATTAAAACTTTGTCCACCCCCAATGGCATTAAGTGCTTTGGTCGCTGCAAAACTTCCTATTTGTTTTTTGAGATTTTCCTCATCAACCTTTAAATTATCAATCAACTTTCCGAAACTTGATGCTCTGGCAAGTTCTTTATCTGATTCAGTAACACCCTCTACGGCATTGAAAACATTAGATGCGATTGCTCCTTGTATAAAATTAAGCGAATTCTCATCATAATCAACGCTTGTTCTATCAGCGGCGACTTGACCATTAATAGGTAGTATGATTGTGCCTCGTGGAGTTCCTAACTTTTCTCTTGCACCTTGAGCACCAGATGACATGTCTCTCTGCGTTCTCTCAAAGGCGACAATCTTTAATGAGTCTTGCCGACTTGTATCTAAATCGAGTGGATATCTAAAACCTCCAGCTGTTTGCAAATTTGCTAATGGAATTGGATTTGTATTTTTTGGGAGGGGTTTGGATGCCTGCTCCTCATTTATATCAATTCCATCATCTGGGTTTTCGCTTTCGCTACCATCTCCACCTACTTTAAATAATTCCCTTGAGTCGGCAGGAGATGTTGTTACTTGATCCTCAACTGATCTTACTTGATCAAGTTGAGCATTTCTAATTGCAAGTTCCATACTTGCTTTTTCAGCAGCAGTTGCATTTGCTGTTGGTTTTAATCTATTATCATAGTTTTCATTGCCATTATTATCTCTGAATCCCTTCTCTGATGAAGAAGTAGCGATGACTACAGGATTATCTTGCTTAGCGTTGTCATATCTTATAACTTCAGTCGTAAATATCGGTGTTCCGTCAGAGTTTTTTCTACCCGTTCTTGTCACCTTTGTTGCCATAAAAATAGTCGGCAAAAACTGACCACCAGCCTCTGGATTCTCTGGGTCAATATTAAGTCTTACTTGACTTGGTTTACTAGTGGCTTCTAAGCGAGGATTATCGTTCGCCATTTACAGTTTTTTTATTTATTTAGTGAGGAACTTTGCATATCTGACTGAGAGTAGGTCATCAAGTTCTTCTCTCTTTACTATGTAAACCTGACCAGCGATTTCGTTCCAGGTATATTGTCTTGTCTCTCTATGATGAAAGTTTGTTCCGCGAAATCCCCATGCAAATAAATCTGTCACTGCTACTAGCGGATGTTGATCGTATAGTATTCCAGGTGTTTTAGCATTATAAACAAAGGTGCAAATGGTTCCAGCGTCAGGTATTGGTGTGACAGTATCACTCAGTGCATCCATAATCATCAACATCTGTTCCTCCTGATCCATGGTTCCACCATTCAGTTCATCAAGGATAGGTTCGATGCGGTTCATTTGATTCCGAGTTCTCTTTCTGTTATAATCTTAAATTCGATTCTTCGATCAGCACAATACTCTTGTGCTGCTTTCCATTTCGCTTGATTCACTGCATAAGTTTTACACTCAAAGAGATATGATTTAGTCACCCTTGTCTTTTTCTTCGGAGGTGCAGTTTGTTTTGCAGGTTTTACCTCAACAACATAAGTTTTGATCTTGCCAGTGGACTCTTTTACCTTTATAATAAAGTCCGGGAAGTATCTATGGACTCTATTGTCTACAGGTGATATGTATGGGATACAGAATTCTTCTGATCCCCATGCTATTATGTTTTCATTGAGATCACACCACCTACAAAACTTTCTCTCCCAACTACTCCTGCATATAATATTACTTGCATCTCCCTTATATTTTCTAGGATGCGAAGGTTTGTATTTACTTTTAATACTTTCTCCCATACATAATATATAAGGTTAAAAACTATTTAGATGGCACGGGAAGTAAGTTCAATTTCGCAAATTAAGGCTAATATTCTTAGACCTGCATTGACATCCCAATATATCGTTCAGGTTCCATTTCCTCCGGGTCTTGCTGGAGTTTATGTTCAGAACATCGTGAGTGCTGATCAGGAGAAGTTAAATTTACTTTGCTGTGAAACTTCATTACCTGGATCATCATTTCTAACTTCAGAAGCATTAGATGATCATACAGGTGTCACTGAGAGACATGCATATCGTAGAAATTATGGACAACAAATTGACTTTACTTTCTATGTTGATGCAGAAAAATATTTGCCAATAACATTTTTTGAATCATGGATGGCATTGATCGCTGGAGAAGATGTTTCTGGTGGAAGCATAAAGCAAAGAAATTTCAGTCATAGATTTAGATACCCACATGATTACAAAGCACAGCAGGGATTAAAAATTAAAAAATTTGAACGTGATTATTACACGCAGGAGAAGAAACCTAACATCCTTGAGGACATTGTGAATATTGTTGCAGGTACAGACTTTGGTAGCATTGAAACTAAAAAATCAGGACCCGATATTGAGTATGAATTCCTTGATGCCTTTCCTGTGGCAATCAATTCAATGCCAATTTCATATGATACTTCTCAACTTTTAAAATGCACAGTTTCATTTTCATATACAAGGTATGTAATTAATAGAGTGAACGTTAATAATATTGGTAAGTCTTCATCTGGCACTAGTGGTCCAACTCAGTCTGCTGCTGCTAATAACTTCTTTAAAGAAAATAGAGACAGTATAATAAATGATCCAAACCCAACCAAATTTATTGATCCACAAACATTTATTCAGAAGTATGGTGATGGTCAAGTGATACAAGATCCAAATCAGGGGTTTGCCTGATACCTAATAAATAATCACACTGAAAAACTCTTC